GGAGGAAGGGGGTCGGTGGTGTCCTGTGGCTCACAAAAAAACGCCCCCCTTTAGAATAATTACATCTTTTGCATGCAGCGACAAGATTTTCGTCTGTATCTAATCCACCTACTCTGCGTGGAATGACATGATCTACTGTATCAGCCTCCTGTGCACAATACTGGCAGATATACCCATCCCTTCTAAGTATTCTCTCTCTTGTCTTACGCCACGTTCTTGTGCCTACTCCTGGCTTAGCCATCAATACCAGCCCTTCTTCTTATGAAAGGCGAGCGCATTACATGCTGTGTGATGTCTGTGCTTTATGTACTTTAAGCCTTGATCAATCTGTGTAAATGGATCTTTAGTCTTTGTCTTTAACAGCTGTGCTATTCCATATGCACTTGACTTAGGATTCTTTGCTGTTGGTATCCATCTTGATTCTTTATACCAGAGATCACTTAAACAATAGAACTCTTTAAAATCATGGTTTAACTGCATGAATGCGTACTGCTTGTATATGTTCTTGTTTGCTGCTTGTACTGGCTCTAAGGCTAGTAATTGGCTCACAATTATGAGTATCCCAATTAGGTGCCACCTTGCGAGCCATCCCCTACGGGGCTCGCCTTTTCGCCTTAAGGGCGAATGTCTTCTAAAGGTTATCATATGTAGTCAAGTCCTTTCACTAAAAGCCCAGGTCAGACGGCGTGGCGTGACCATTGATCTGCCATTGCTTTGGCTATACCTGGAAATGTTTTTGATCTATTAACGGCGCCAGCTGCAAACTTTTTGTTTTGATAATTAGGTTTATGTAAACGTCCGCCACCTCCATTGATGAATGGTTGATACTCAGTTAAGAGATTTGTAGGCTTAAGTAAAGGTAGATTCTTTAGCCATAAACACGTCTTTTTAGAATAAGGATCACCAAACTCGTAAGGCTGAATAACCTGTGATTTGTCTGGTAACCCTACGATCTTCATAGGTAGCGGATTCTCTATAGCAATATATGTGGCTTTGGCGTTGTATATGGACATAAAGAATTCTTTGGCTTGCATAGCCTTTTCCAATCGTATCGGATCAACCTGACCCTTTTTAGGATACATCCAAACAGCTCCAGCGTTGGTCATGTAAGTGCAAGGCGGAAACCCGATAATCATATCCCAACCATCATTTAAACGATCTAAAACATCTCCTTGAATGTGCCATTCTGGGTTATCTCCAGAAGTAGGCAATACATCGCATGAATAAGCCTCATGACCTAATGCCCTAAATTCCTTTGTAACTGCCTGGCTTTCCTCACAGGCTAGCAATACCTTCATTCTTTACATGCACCGCATTTGTTGTATTCCATTTTCCATCCACCGCATAACGGGCATCTTTCAATCTGTTTATCCATAATATCCTCCTCAAGTCTTGCGCCTTTTCGGTAACACTTCTGGCATTCTGCAATAACAACTCCTGGCACTGTATCCCAGCCATGCTCTATCTCAAAGATGGTTGGTTTCTTACAGGCATTACATTTCATTACCGCAGCTTCAATCATGGCTTACCGCCCCAGCCGTTGCCTTTAAAGATCGCTGGAGTAGCTGTAAACACCTTACGCATTACGGATCCGCATGTATTGCAAAAGGGAGCATTGTGGTCGATCGCTAGATCAAACTCAGCAACTACTCCCTCACGCAAACACTCGTAATCGTATTTAGGCATGATGTCCATAATCGATACGATTGATAACTCCACAACCCACGCATTTGAGCAACCCCTCAACATGCACCATTCTTGGGTCATTACACATATCGCAGCACTCATTTAGCGGCACCACGTCCGGAATTACTGTGCCATCTGAATGAAACTTAATGCGTAAACGACCCTCCTGGATTATTTCTAACTCGCCCATTTATTTGTCCTTATCTGGATCTGGGAAATAAAATTTGCCATTACTTGTGGTCTTTGCCCAGTGAGGTTCGCATTGATCGGCTTTGCTTTTCTCTGTACATACATAACCCAGAAATGGTCTGCCTGTTTTAGATGTTCCCTCTTTACGTAGCATTTGACCATGCTTACAGTCAAAGGATTCGCCTACCTTTTCGGCATTTAATGATTGTGCAACATCATCAACTGACCATGCTAAAGGTGCTGGTTCTTCTAGTTTAGGTGCAGTCCAATCAGTGTTACGTAAAGCGTCAACTACAGCTGCGGTTCTTGTTCCAGGTGCTCCGTAAGTTGGTTTTGTATATTCCTGGTTCGCTTTGACCACCTTTTGCATCTCTTGCTGTGATGGTCTTTTGCCTTTGGTAGCGTATCCAGCATTTGCCAAAGCCCTACCAATTGCAGAAGTTTCGCAATTCTCAAGTGCAGAAGTTTGATTAACACCCCTCGATGCCACTGTTTCTTCAGCGATACCGCTTGTCCAAGCCTTCGCATCAGCCTCAGTTCGATAAAGCCTAGCCATAACAATAAAGCGATCTTTCGATGCTTCCAGTAATTCGGTTTCAATACGCCCATCTGCGTACTCCTTCCAAAACTTCTCCAATCGTACTTCGACTGGTTCATAATCATCTAAGTTAAAACCCATAATCTATCTCCTGTTTCCCTTGTCGGTATTCTTGTTGCGCACGAAGATCCCAAGTGCTGCCATCATGCCAAGCCTCCGTGTAGTGTCGGCATTTATCACAGTAGGCTCTTTCTGTGCCATTCTGACTTTTTGAAATCCAGGTTGCTGGATTCTGACCATTGATTGTATGCGCTCCATACTGCGCTTTACAGTAATCACACCAAACACTCCGATTAGAATTTTTCGTAATCATCGCTTAGCTGCGCTTCGAGTACATCTTCGTAGAATCCCAAATAAGCGACCGAATCTGCAACTGAGTCGTGATGTGATGGAGTTTCAACCAACCTAGCGATCTTGAGCCCGACCATACAAAGGACAACCTGGTGTGCAGTAATTGGCATGTCAAGAATGCCTGACCAAATGTCTGCAATTCGTTTGTGGTTGGTATATGGAGATCCATAAATTCGACCTCGGTCTTGTGATAATAGTGTTGCTTCTGCAAATAGCTGCTCACGATTATCGGACATTTTGTTTAGCCATCTTTACGCCTTGCTCATACCCAGCACGCCAGGCTTCATCTGTTTTCTTATTGATGCGCTCTTCTCGCCAAGCCATGAATCCCCACAAAGCAAATGTGCCAAAGATAATAATGGCAACTGCTTGTGTGTCTGTGATGTTTTCCATTTTGCTCCCGATCTCAGGCGTTTGCCTGTTGGGATTAAGTATGTGCTAGATCAGCGACAATCTCGATAGTTGTATCGGCGTGTTAGATAACGATACTGTTATCAATAACGTCGATGGCATCATCAATTGTGCGCTCTTTGTAGTCTGTTTCTCTAGACATAAGATTTACCTAAAGCAGTAAATGAGCCATCTTTGTTAATAGGGATAAGGGTAGGGGTCATGTTCTTACCATCCCAGTCCAGGATCACTATGCCCATCTGCCAGTTGGCTATACCCTTAACATAGGTGGCTTTAGATTTGTTCATAAGGTTGCCTGTTTCTATGCCCCAAATCGTCCTGTAATTGGCTCCTACGCCCTCTGTATACGCAGACATACCCAATTTGTGCGTGTGCCCACAAATTACGCTCTTTCCTGCCTTTTTGGCAAGATTTAAGGCAGTTAAGCCTGGGTTAGGGTTTGTGTTGCCTTCATCGCCATGTGCCAGGATCCAACCCTTTTCAAATTCATAAAATGTCTTGTGAAATTGAATGCCCATAGTAGAGAAATCCATAAACTTTTCGTATTGCAGCTCTGGCAAACTGATTAAGCCAGGTACTTTTAAAAGAGTGTTGTATAGGCGATCAGTATGATTAGAGCGGACAATATGAGCCTCTCGAGCGTGCTCGGTGAGATCCCAGAGAATCGACTGAGTAAGTTCACGATCCCTGTGTAAAGTCTGCTCATAAGCCAAAGGTGTTTTTTCAGCCCAACGGCTAATGGTTTGAAAATCAATCTCATCACCGACGTTAAGTACACTGTCGAACTTCTCCCGTCTTGCTAATTTGATTACATTTTTAACTGCTTGCTCGTGATGAAATGGAATCTGTAAATCAGAAATTACCAAATATCGCTTCAGTTATTTAGTCCTCATCCTCATCGTCATCGTGGAATGGGGTTATGTCTGTATCAGCTGTTTGTGGAACAAGCCAATCAGGCATACTGTTTTTGTTATCCATTAAACCCAGTGCCACTTCAACGCTGAAACCAGCTCTGCGAAGCGACTGATACCAACAGTGCATCGCTATGGCATGCATGTCCAACGCAGTCGTTTCTGTACGAGCCACGCTTCTGCGAACATGTTTAACTGGTTTCTTTTTGGCTGCCATGTTTTAAATTATCGCTCTAAAAGGATATTGTAGATCTCATCGACACGCTTGTGCAGTGCCTTAATTTCATTAAGCAAATGAGTAATAACAAATGCTGCAAGGCCACCAATTACAGCTAAACTTGCAAAATAAAACGTGAGCATATCTGAATCGCTCATAGTTTAGGTGTTATCCCAAACTCAGATTCCTTTACATCCAACGCCTTGATTACTGGGCCGATAAGGGCACCAAGCAATACTGCGTACTCTGGCTTCATATCTCCAGCAATTGCCAAAGCAACTGTGATTCCAGAAGCTGCTACTGCTCGCAAATAAGATTTAATTGCTGCTTTATGTTTCTTGCTTAGTTTCATGCCTTACCTCCGAGAAGTGGAATGTCAAAAAACGATCTGTCCTGATCTCCCGCAGGGCTAAAGGAAATGTGGATGTGCGACTTGTGTGGGTTAAATCCTTTGTAAGTCCTGTATTTCCAATTACCTCTAGCAGAACATATTTTACCATCGAAGATAATGTAACTGATGCGTTTACGCTTATCTGCTTTGGCATGGATTCTCAGCTGCTCAACTAGGTGTACTGACAATCCCTTGATTTTATTTAAATCTTTGTCCACATCGATAGCGCGAACCACGCCCGTATCGCTACTCGGATTGTGGTCGGATTTAGATTTTGAGTGCCTAGCATCGCCAATCCAACCATCAGAAGAACGATCCCTATCTGGATAACAATCATCGATCTGCTCTCTTAATTGAACCGCAGACTTACTAAGCCAGGGTTTCATTACGATAGGAGAAGTTGTGCTTCTTCTGCTGTCATGCCTAAACGAGCAAGTAATTCAGCCTTTGCCTCTGCCTTAGCAATCAACTCTGTTTCTTTGGCTTGAATCTCTGCATCATCTTTTGCACGTTGCGCTAAAAATGCTTCTTTTTCTTCGCCAGTTAATTCAATAACTTGATCATCGATGCCGACCAAAATTGCTGCAGATTTAGATGTTGTAGCCATACACGCTCGCACTTCCTGTGATAGTTCCTGATTGTGGGAAAATTGTGAAACCAGTATATGAAGTATCTACAGTCATTTGACCAATAACCATTGAAGGGTTTGAAACTGTATCATCTCTACCTGAAGACAAATTTGCAAAAGTTGTTCTTTGTGTAGCAAAAGGATTGCCTAATTCAATAAACGCAACACCGCCCTCACCATTATCAGTTCTCAATACTTGCCATGATGAATTGGTGCTAGTTGCTGAAAAGGCATTACCTGGATTTAATTGAGCTGCTGAATAATTGCTTGCTGTGTTATCA